AACAGCTTCTGGAAGTTACCTGTACCATTGCTTTGTAATGTCATATCAAATAACATTGCCCTAGCATTCACAAGTTCTTTTACTTCAATTATTGTTCCACTCTCTGTGTCATAATCAGACGCTGGGGTGAGATATTCGATTTGAATGTCAAAGCCATATCGTGACATATATTTGTCAACAACTTTGTCAAACACTTGCATGGGGCCAAAGAAGTCTATTCCATAACTCATGGCGCAACTCCACCGAAGGTGGTATCTCCGTACCAATCAGCCATATCTTGTGCAGAAGTGCCTTCAAAGTATCCAGCATTCCAATACTTAGGAAACTTATACAATAGATTATCTTCATTAACACCTGAAGCTGATACAATAGGATTGAATGACATGAATGCAGGGTCTTTAACCGTTAGGATTAAAAACTCTTTGTATTGTTGGAAAGCTTGATTGTCATAGCTTTCAATTTGTGCTAATTTAGTTTTTGTACTACGTGTGAGCATTGCTAGAATATACTGAGCAACAACTCCTGAAGCTTTCACAACATTATTATTATTATCTGTTAATGTTTGTGTGTAGACAACATCTGGAAGCCAAGGCAAATCTGCCCAATCACCTACACGTAAGCGCATTTGTCCAATAGGGGTTGACGGGTCAATCATTGGCATGTTATTGTGTCCTTTAATACAAATAAAGCCCTCCCAAATTCATGGAAGGGCTTTTGCTAGCTATGCTCTAATATTAGTTAGAGGAGAAGCCACGAATCAACAATTGTGGACGGAAGCAAGCGTTCACGAAGTTAGACTCTGTTTCAATTTCAATCTTGGTGCCATTGGTGGAAGCGTTTTCAAACATATACACTTGTTCACCCAAGGTGTTTACAATGCCGAAGCGTTCTGCTGGAGCAAAGTAGGTGCGGAAAGCATCTGTACCCATTGGAACAAAAGCGCAATCACCAGCTGGAATCAACGGGGTTTGTACGCCAGCAACAGGGAATGTGTCGTTCATTTCAATGAACAAAACACCACCGAAGTCAAATTTACGTGGTTCGAAAATTGAAGTGCCACCCATACGTGTACGCAAAGGGTCTTGGTTAGAAGATACTTTATCGGAATAGTAGTTGTAAGCTGCTGCAACTTTTGGATGCTTAATCAAGGCAGAGAAGAATGTACGTGAGCACAAACCTGCGATACCAGCGATAGTGCCACCATTACCTACTTGGGTTTGCATGGTGTAAACAACTTGGTCAATCTTGTCCAAGATTTCAGTAGTGCCTGTACCAAATAAGAAGTCAACTGTGGTTTGGGAGATACCGAACTCAGTGAACCAGTTTTGGCTTACAGTACCATTTGGAGAATATACAGTACCGGCTGTTACCAACTGAGCACGAGCTTTTTCCAAGGTGATAGCGTGAGATTGACGGATGGTTTGCATTTTACGTACACGAGCTGCCACCAGTGGGTCAACTTCACCATTAGCTGCACCGTAGGCACGTACACCAGCCAAGTCTTTAGGCAGAATTGCGTCATCCAATGGGAAATGAGGTACTGCGAAGCTACGAACTTTACGGCCTTGATCTACAGAAACGCTATTACGTTCACCACGTACACGATCACCAATCAAGCCAATAACGCCAGAGGTTTCTTCAAAAGTAACAGAAGAAGCTGCTACAGGGATTTCTTGGAAAATGCCCAAGCGACCAATTGTACCCCATGTATTAGGGATGGTTACGAGTTCTTCAGTCCAGTCTGTTACTTTAAAATTATCATTAAAGCTGCGAATTAACATTTGCTATGTCCTTATTATTGTTTTATTATTGGCTATTAAACGAAGTTGGATTCTGCGAAAATACCAACACCAGCCAGAGATGCGTAGGCTGCGGTTTTTTCTGCGTCCAAATCATAGCTGGAATGCCATTTCAGAGCAGCTTTACTTACTTCTACTTTACCATGGGCCAATGCCAACACTTTAGTGTCGGTGGTAGCTGGTACAGAGAAATCAACAGCATCACCAAAGGAGTTGCCGATAACAATAGCAACAACATTTTGGGAGCCATCCGCAGCATTCTGTACGGATTCTTTATACTTACCATTGGCGCTTACTTTACCAAGCAATGTACCAACTTTATAAGCTGTAATACCTGCTTCATTAACAGTTACTAATTCATTCAACAATTCGGTGTTGTCTGTATCAGACTTTTTAATCAAATTGCTCAGAGCTTGTGTTGCAGTGGCGACTAAAGCCATAATGCTGTTCCTTTATTATTATTTATTATAGAGTGCTTGAAGCATCTTAGCTTCTGGCGATAACCCGCTAGTGTCAGCAACAACACTAGCACCAACTTCTTTAAACGATTCTTCTTCTACAGACAATGTGGTTTCCAAGGCTGCACATACAGCATCGAAAGCAACCTCTTCCAGAGAAGTGGTAGCAGCCAATGTAGCCTCTGCTTTAGCAGTGCCAATCAAGCTTTCTAGTTTAGCCTTACGTTTATCATTCTTGTCTTGCATAGCTTTTTCAGCTAATGCTTTAGAGAATTCTTCTGCTTGAGCCACTTGTGTCAGAGCTGCTTCTAGCTTACTAGCCATTGCAGACATATCGGCTTCATAGGAAGTTAATTTTTCTAATACAGAGCTAAGCTCAGCGTCTTTAGTTTGAACAAGGAGATTAGCTGCTGCAAGAGCTTCTTGGACATTAGCCATCTCTGTTAAATCGGCAGATTCTTTAGAACCTCCGAAACCACGTTTTAATGCCTCAAGCATCTAAATTTCCTCTTTTATGTTTCTTTGTGATATAATCAATAAATTCTGATTGAGTCATAATTTTATTAACTAACCCAAGTTCTAAGGCTTTACTGGCCTTGAATGTTTTAGCTTCTGTAGCCTTAACTTCTGCAACAGATAAGCCTGTGTATTTCGCTACATGAGAACAGAATTCGTCATAAAGGTCGTCTACACTTTCTTGCAAGCCATCTAAGAAGCTTTGTCTCCAACTTCCATCTTCTGCAAAAGGAACCTTCTCAGCCCCCGCATAAATGAATGTGCGTTGAACGCCCTCCATCTTCATAGCTTCAGAATCATTAAGCAAAGAAATGAGTACCCCAATATTGGATACTTCTGCCATTGGATTTGCTACAACTTCATCTGCAACACATGCTAGAGCATAAGCTGCTGAACAAGCACATCCGTCAACGTAAGCTACTAGGAACACACCTGCTTCATCACATTTCTTACGAATCTCATTGGCCGTAGAAAAACATGAGTAGGCCTGCCCTCCTCCGCTATCAATGTTAAGGATAATTGTAGAAGCACCTTCTTCAATCATCTCAGTAACATCTTCTAGTAAATCAACATAACTAGTGCCAACAGCTCCACACATTGAGCTAACAGGGCGATATGTTAAAGCACCAATGATTGAAATCACTCCCACGCCTGACATTGGGTCAAACTTATCCTCATCGTCCTCTTCCTCGCTATCGTCCATCTCTTCAAATTTCATCAGCATATTCTGATTACGTTTTTCAAGATACGATGTAATAGCGTAGAAGCTGGATGGACTAATTAAATGTGGCTTGCTGTAAAGTTCTTCTGTGAGACGGAGAACGGCTGATTGTTTCTTATTTTTAATTGTCACGCTGCATTCTCCGTGTTCATTGTGCTTGTGTCGTTATTCGCAACACTATTAGCTGTCCCGTTCAAACCACCTGTGGGCGTGCTGAAGCTATCACCTGTGCGGCTAGAAGTTCCATCTGTAGAAAGCTCTTCTAAGTTAGGAGGTTCATCGTCAGGCAAGCCTTGTAAACCAATTTGCTCACGGACAACATTAAGAACATCTCTACGTGTCTCTACAAGCCCTACAGCTTTCAAGCGTTGTAAGCCTTTAGACAGGGTTTCAAAGTCCATCTGGTCAAAGTCACCAGAAACAAATTTATGAAGCTCTGTATCTGTCCAGCCATTATCTTTAAACAGCCAATGAATTAATTCTGAATTCAACACTCCAGCAATTTCTTTTAGGCGATAGGCTA